GTCAGCGACGATTTCTCTCCCTTAACCGGTGAAAGGCTACGCAAAACCTCGTGTTTCGCCGCCTTTCCCGCGAATATCGGGGGCGAAAGACCTCAGTCAGCTGGCATCTGCCCTGGGATACGAGCTCTTCCCGTGGCAGGTGAACGCCGCCCGGTACCTGACGGCGCTCGATCCGGCCGGCCGGTGGCTGTACCGGGAGGTCGCGGTGATCGTCGCGCGGCAGAACGGCAAGACGACGCTGCTCATCCCGCTCATCCTCCAGCGCCTGTTGGCCGGCCAGCGGGTGATGCACACCGCTCAGAACCGGGAGCTGCCACGGGAGGTATTCGGCCAGGTCGCCGACCTGATCGTGAAGAACTACCGCAGCCTGCTGCGGTCCAAGCCACGCTTCGCCAACGGGCAGGAGGAGATCCGGCTGCTGAACGGTGGCCTGTACCGGATCGTGGCCCCGTCGAGGGGTGGCGCTCGTGGCCCCAGCAACGACCTCGTGATCGTGGACGAGCTCCGCGAGATGGTGGACATGGACTTCATCGCAGCCGCCAAGCCCACACTCACGGCGTCGAACAAGGGCCAGATGGTTTACCTGTCCAACGCCGGCACCGAGGAGAGCGTGGTCCTGAATGCGCTCCGTGACCGCAGCACGATCGACAAGAGCCTTGCCTACCTCGAGTGGTCCGCGGCCCCGGAGCGGGCCCCTGATGCCCTTGCGGGCTGGCGTGAGGCAAACCCGGCCCTCGGCTACATGCCGGGCATCCTCGAGAACCTGCGCAGCGAGTACCAGGCGAACATGCTGGGCGGCACGCTGGGCATCTTCGAGACGGAGCACCTGTGCCGCTGGGCCGTCAGCCTGCGGCCCACGGCCTTCCGGATGGAGGCGTGGCAGGCGAACCGTTGCAGCGAGCCGCTGGCCGGGGTCGATCCGCCGTTCGCCCTGGGCATCGGCGTGGCGCCGGGCTGGCAGCGGGCCACCATCGCCATCGCCGCGCTGCGGCCCGATGGCCGGATCGGGGTCGAGATCCTGCGCGACTTCCGTGATGGCGTGCTGCCGGCTACGGTCACCGAGGCGGTAACGAAGTTCAGCGAGGACCGCTGGCCGCAGACGATCGCGTTCGATATGAGCTCCGGCGGCGGCAGCGAGTTCGAACGCCACGGCGAGGAGTCCGGGCTCGCCTACGATCCGCTCAAGCCGGCCATGGTCGTGTCGGCCACGATGGACACCAGCGAGATGATCATGAGCAAGCGGCTGGCCGTGGACGATCCGCTACTCGACTACCAGATCCCCCTGGTCGTCAAGCGGAACGTCGGGCAGGACGGAGCCTTTCGGTTCAGCCGCGGCGACAGTCTCGGGGCCATCGATGCGGTCGAGGCCATGGCCTTCGCCGCCCACGCTATCGCCTACCGGGGCGCCAAGCCCAACATCTGGTAAGCGAGCGTAGGGTCCGCCTGCGATCACCCGTGTCAGCCGAGTTACGGCGTGGGTGAGCAGCCGTCGCCTACGCTCGCGTTCACGGTACGCCGCGTGGGCAAGCCGCCAGCGCCGGAAGTAGGCGCGGCGGAAGCTCTGGACGTGCCAGTGGCCGCCCCGGCTGCCGTCGCCTGAGGATCTGCTTCTCCCAGATAGTGGGAATGGCATTCTCACAGTCTGATACAGTGGTGGACCGTGAGCCTGATGTCGCGGCTGCGGACCTCCTTCCGTGAGGCCACGCCTGCCCCGACGAGGTTCATCGGCTTCCCCACCGATGGCGCGATGGTCAGCGCTGTCACCGGAACCACGGCCCTCGGCCTCAGCGCGGTGTGGCGCTGCCTGGACATCCTGTCCAACGGCGTCAGTCAGCTGGAGTGGCACGAGCGCCGGGGCAACCTCGACCTCCCGCCGAGCCGCCTGGTACGCCGGCCGCTCGAGGTCGTGACCCGCCGGGATTGGGTCAGCTACGTCGTCTCCAGCCTCGCCCTGTACGACATCGCCTACCTGTGGAAGGTGGGCGGGGAGGATGCCGAGGGCGTTCCGATCAGCCTGTGGCCGGTCAGCCCGCCGTACGTGTCCGTCAACCAGACGACGTACCCGATCATCCCGTTCGTTACGCCCGACGTGTACTACATCGGCACCACGCGGGTGCCGCGCGAGGATCTGGTCATCCTGCGCCGCAGTCCCCAGCCGGGCCTCGCGGACTGGCAGGCCGGTGTCCTGAACCTCGCCCGCATGAAGTTCGCGGAGGTCATGGCGGCGGACGCCTTCGCGAGCCGCTACTGGCAGGGCGGCGGGCACGTCAACGCCTACCTGTCCACCGAGGCGAAGCTCAACGACACCGATGCCGTGCAGCTGTCCGATCGCTGGGGCAACCGCCGGATGAAGGGCCCCGACCACATCCCGGTCATGGACAACGGGCTCAAGTTGATGGAGACGGGCGCCGACCCCACGCAGCAGGCCGCCGTGGAGGCGCGCAAGGAGCTCGTGGCGGACATCGGGCGGTACTTCGGCGTCCCGTCCCACGTACTCAACAGCCCCCAGGGCGACAACGAGACGTACTCCAGCACCGAGTCCAGCAATCAGGACCTCGTGCGCTACACGCTCCAGAACTACATCGGGGCGATCGAGGACGGCATCAGCGACCAGCTGCCCGGTGGGCGGCAGATGCACATGGACACCTGGAAGCTGCGCACCGGCACGTTCCTCGCCCAGGCGCAGGCGTACCAGCTGCTGACCGGCGGCAAGGCGGTCGTGGCCGTGGACGAGGTTCGCGATCAGCTCGGCTACGCCCCGATCGAGGATCCCAACGAACTCAATCCCCCGGCCCCGGCTCCCGCTGCGGCCATGCCGACAGGAGGCAAAGAGAATGGCTGACAAGGACCCCGACACCCACGCGGCCGACCTGACATCGGGCGCCGGGAAGCCCGAGAAGAAATGAGCTGGCATCGGACCGAGGCACTTGGCTCGGTCCGCGAATCTGCTGACGAACCGCGGGTCATCGAAGGCATCGCGGTGCCGTACGGGATCGTCTCCGGCGAGACGGAGCTGACGCCCGGCGGCGAGATCGTCCGGGAGGCGTTCGCCCCTGCCTCCTTCAAGGCTTCCGTGGCGCACTGGATGTCGAGAGACGACGGAGCACGGATGGCCTTGCGACCCGCCCACGGCGAGAAGCCCGTGGGAACCGTGGTCGCCCTGGAGGACACGCCGGCTGGCGTGAGCTTCCGGGCTCGGGTGTTCGACACACCCGCGGGCAACGACTACCTCGGACAGGTCCGGGAGGGCCTGAACGGCATCAGCATCGAGGCCGGGCTCGGCCGCGGTTCACGGCGGATGAAGGACGGGACCGTTCTCCACCGCGAAGGCAAGTTGCACGCCATCGCCGGGTCCATCAGCCCGGCGTACGACGGCGCACGCATCGCACTACGAGACATGGAGAACGCAATGACTGAACCCAAGGAGCCGGAGCCGACTCCGGAGCCTGAACCCACACCTGAGCCGGAGCTCGTCAGCCGCAAGGCAGTCGAGCGAGACACCGTTGCCCGCGTCGTCGGCAGCGGCGCGGTCGTCACCCGCCCCGAGCTCGTCTATGGCCCGACCAGCGGCCAGAACTTCATCCGTGACGGGTGGCTCGCCTATACGGGCGACTCGGAAGCGGCCGAGCGGCAGCGCCGCCACAAGGCGCACGTCACGGACATCGCGGTCCAGATGGAGCGGGCCGGCGACCTGCTCCAGTCGGAGATCCCCGGCGCGCTCCCGACAGACTTCCTGCCGGGCCTGCTCACGCCGCGCATCCTCAAGGGTCGCCCGATGGGCAGCTTCTACGATCGCTTCCCCATCAGCGACACCCGGCCCAAGACGTTCGCCAAGGTGACGACCTCGGGCTCGGTGGCGGTCCAGTCGGCGGAAGGCGCCGTGCTGACCAGCACCGACATCGCGACCACCGCGGTCACGGCCACGCCGATCATGTACGGCACGTTCATCGACGTGTCCCGTCAGGTCCTCGACAGCGCCGATCCGAGCGCGACCTCGATGGTCATGCAGGATCTGGTCGAGGGCTACGCCCAGGCATCCGAGACGGTCATCAAGACCGCCGTGGAGGCAGGCGCCACCGCATCGGGTACCGCGATCACCGCGGCAACTCCGTTCGCGGGTGCCCTCGGCAACATCATCGCGTACTACGCGGCCCGGTTTAAGCCGGCCCTCGGCCAGTTCGTTCCGTCCGCCCTGTTCAGCGTGCTGCTGGCCGAGGCTGACACCACGGGTCGGCCGAAGATGCCGCTGCTCAATCCGATGAACAGCGACGGCAACGTCCAGCCCGGTGGCGTCACCGGCACGATCCTCGGCGCGACGGACTTCCTGTCCTACGCCTCGACCGTCAACGT